TCTTTCTACTTTAGAAAGATCATTGAATTTATATTGTTTTAATTGATGATGTTTGAAGTGGTATACTGGTTTATTTGAGTAAACTTCGTTAGTAAATCTAATATATCTAAATGGCAAAACTTCGCCTTTGATTTTATAAAGAGTACCTAATACTGGTTGCTCTTTTTCTTCCTCAAAAACTCCATCAATGAATTCTAGAATTTTTTTTAACATTTTTCTTTTTCCTTGTTTTTTTTGGTTTAACATGTTTCCAAATTTTTCCTTCCTGATCTAAATCAACGCTCCAAAGCATTATTTTATTATAAAATTTAAATCCATAACCCCAAAACATAAGTGTTCTTCTTATAATATCACCAATAAAATATAAAATATATGACAATATTAACCTCATATTAATATAATATATAATTTTTATAATAAAGTCAATATAATATGTTATGAAAATAGGTTTTAATTGCAGCAGTTTTGATCTGCTTCATGCTGGTCATGTAACAATGCTTAAAATGGAAAGGGATTTGTGTGATTATTTAAAAGTCGCACTACAAGTAGATCCAACAATTGATAGGCCAGGAGTTAAAAATAAACCAATTCAAAGCATATACGAAAGATATGTTCAATTGCAAGCTTGTAAATATGTGGATGAAATATTAGTATATAGTACAGAATTCGATTTACTTCAATTAATAATGACTCAAAAAATAGATATAAGATTTTTAAGCGAAGAATATTTAAATAGAGATTTTACTGGAAAAGATTATTGCATTAAAAATGGAATTGAGCTTCATTATCATAAACGTGGTCATATTTATTCTTCTAGTGAATTAAGGCGAAGAACAGCGGATTTAGAAAAAATGAAGAATGACCAAAGTATGATAGAAATTCCACAGCATTCGCCAACTTTAATTAAGCCAGAATAGCACAGCGGTAGTGCAACGGTTTTGTAAACCGTAGGTCATCGGTTCAAATCCGATTTCTGGCTCTTATTTTCTTTTTTTAGGAATAAAATACACTATTGCTTCATCACCGTATACTTGAAAAGATTTTAATTTATAGTTTTTATTTTCAAGCATATTTTTTAATTCATTGATATATTCGCTTTTCATATAAACTATTATTTTATTGTTATCTTTTGAATCAATTCCGTATTCTTCTGCAAATTCAGAACAGATAGCTAAAGCTTCACTTTGGTTACTCACGCAATAGTTTGCACTATTAAATTGAAGATTTATTTCCAGAGAATATTATTTCGGAATACTCTTTCAATTCATTTACTATGTATTCTTTCATGGAATTAAAATCAATAAAATCAATATGACTTGGACCTTTTTTATCATCTGTTATAATTTTATATTTATTAATATCTTGCAAAATATCGCATTTATTTATAATCAATTTATTTGTACCAGAAATTTTTATAGCTTGTTTTAAATGATTTAATCTTAGCCAGTTCACTATTCTTTTTCTGCCAGTAGTTGACCCAAATTCTTTGCCAAGCTCTATGATTCTATTGAGATCCTCATCATTCCATAACGATTCTGAAAAAAGAGGATCAACGCCACTTTTGGTATCATAAATTTTTGCTACTCCTATAATATCTCTAATTTTTTTAGGACTAAATCCTAAAGAGCAAGAGGAATATGGCAAAGTTTCACTACTTGTGACATAAGGATAATCTCCATAATTTATATCTAGCCAAAAACTTTGAGCACCTTCACAAAGAATATTTCCATTTAGCTCTCCATCCCAAATATATTTTTTATCTAAATAATCTTTAGCAATCTTTCCAATTCTTAATGCTTTATCAGAATAACATGGAGCGATACCTTGACCTGTTGTGCCAAGTTTTGGTTTTAAAAATTTAAGATCATATTGAATATGTCTTTCTGTAATAATATGGGCTTTTGGACTTACCTTAATTAATGAGGTATCAAATCCTTCTTTTTTAAGATAATCTATCTCATCGAAAAATTTATCAATATTGATAACGCAGTTTGGGCCAATGATGCTAAGTTTATGTTGGAAAACTCCACAAGGAATAATATGAGTTTTATATTTTTTATCATTGAGATAAACTGTATGACCTGCATTTGGACCACCATTCCAACGGCAAACAATATCATAATTTTTGCTAATAGCATTACTTATTTTTCCTTTTCCTTCGTCTCCCCATGCTAATCCGAAGATAATATCTACATAATTAACCATCAATAATATGATACTAATATATTAAAATAATGTAAAGATTATTTTTTATTTATTAAATGCTCTTGTATTATGTCAAAATTACGATCAAGTTTAGATTCTATCCTATCAAAATAATCATCAAAAGATTCTTTTGTAACATAAGTAGTTGAAATTTTTAATGCCAAATCTGATATTTCTTGTTGATGTTTTCTACCTTCGGCTTCCATTTCTTTCCTTAAAGTTATAAAATCGCTAAAAGTTTTATCATTAATTTCTTTCATTAGATTTTCTTGTTTATCGAAAAGAGAAAAAACTCTAGTAAATAACCATCCACCTAAAAATGATAAGGCTGCCAATATTATATTAAATAATGCTGTAATATCTAGATTCACATAGATAATTACACATTAATTGAATAGATATTATAGCTTTAAATCACCAAAATCATCATCAGATATATCAGTTTTCCTTGCTCCAACTTTGTAACTAGAAATCTCTGTTTCTTGAGGAGCCACCTGTACTTTGCTACTATCTAAATAACTATCAAGCCATCCAGATATAGGATTATCTTTTTGATTAAATATCTTTTTATATCCAAGGCTTCTAAGCCTAGAATCGCATAGCCATTTAGAGTAACCATCTAAAACTTCTGCATTTAAACCAAGTAGACTACCTTTGCTGAATAGATATTTAGACCATTCGCTTTCATTTTTGGCTGCTTGTTCATAGAAAGCATAAATCTTGTCTTCACTTTTCTTTACTATACTTGTAAAACCCTCTTTATCTTCTTCTCTTAAGATTTTAAGTAAATTTTGACTAACTGCAAAATGTAATGCTTCATCTCGCTGAATAAATTTAATAATTTTAGAATTGCCTTCCATCTTACCTCTGTATCCAAAATAAAAAGAACAGGCAAAGGAAACATAGAATACGAGTCCTTCCATTACATTAATAGAAAGAATAGCATCAAAAATCTTTTGTTTGGGATCTTTCTTTTCATCATCTCCAAGAATTTTATCAAAATTATTTCTAATCAACTCGGCGCGGCTTGTAATTTCTTTATCTTCCATAATACTATCGAAAAATTTAGTAGCATCTGGATAAACATTATTTAAGAGATAAGAATAAGAATAACTATGAATACCTTCAAATTGCGCCCAAGTATTCATGCATATCTCAAGTTCTGGATTACTTACATAATCTTTTAATGAATGAATACTGCGAGAAAGCATACTATCCCCGAGAGTTTGGAATCTTAGATTGCTATCAAATACAAATCTTTCTGTGTCAGTTAAATTTTTATAGTCACTTCTATCTTTTCCTAATGCTATTTCATGAGGCCACCAGAAGTTTTCATTTTGCTTTTTAAATAATTCAAAAAATATTGGATACTTAAAACGATCATATCTTTGAAGGTTAAGGTCTTCACCAAGAAATAATGGTTGTTTAGTTGTATCTATATTTTTAAAATTTAATACTGTTTTCATGGATTATAGTTTACACGCACCACTTGAACAATCTTTATCTTCTTTTTGATTTAAAGACTGCTCTTTATCGCCATCATCTGTATTATTATAATATAAACTAATCAATCCAAGGCTATAAGCATAAATAAGCTCTTTCATAACCTTTGCGTCTGGAAGAATATTGTTTTCATAATGACTATAGTTGTAGTATACATTAGTTGATATAGCCATGTCAATATATTTTTGAATTACTGCATTAATTTTAAGTAATCCAGTATTATCTTTTAGATCATAAGCTAATTCATAATTCTCGTCATATTTTCCAATTCCTGGAACCATAACTGGAAGTTTACCCATTTTGCTAGTTTTATATGTTATAAGACTACGAATAGGTTCAACTCCATTTGTAGAGCATTGAATTACGGAACTGCTCTCACAAGGCATGCAAGAAGATAATGTAGAATGTCTTAATCCAAATTCTTTAATATCTTTTCTTAATTTATCCCAATCAAGAGATAATTTTCTTTTAACTAATTCGTCTACTTTATCTTTATATGTATCAATCGGAAGTATACCTTTAGCGTATTTAGTCCTATCAAATTTTTCACATTTGCCTTTTTCTTTAGCTAATTCGATGCTACTCTCTAATAAGTAGTATTGAAAATGTTCCATCCACTCATCAACTACGGATAATGATTTATCTGAGCTATATTTCAATTCATTTTTAGCTAAGAAAGCTGCAAGATTTGTAATTCCAACTCCAAGGCTTCTTCTTTTTTTAGCAAAATTTTCAGCAGCAATATTAAAATAATCTTGAAGTTCAATGATTTCATCAAGAAATCTTACGATAAGATCGCAAGTCTTTTCAAGATCCTGCCAATTTTTTATTTCTAGCATGTTTACTGCCGAAAGAATACACATTCCAATTTCACCTTCTTTATCGTGATAATCATTTAATGGAATAGTTGGATGAATAACTTCTGTGCAAAGATTACTCATTGTAACTTTATCTAACCATGCTCCGTGATTATTTGCATGGTCTACATTTAAAATATAAATTCTACCAGTTTCGACTCTCTCTTTGATAATAAGAGAAAATAGTTTACGAGCAGACATTTTCTTTTTTAATTTTAATTTTTTAGATTCACATTCTTTATATACTTTATCAAAATCTTTAGTGCCCCATGCATCATAAAGCTCTGGAACTTCTGCATTATTAAATAAAGTAATATCTTCATCCTTTAATACTCTATCATAAAATAGTTTACTCATGCCTACTGTATAATCGAGTTTGCGAACTCTATTATCATCTGTTCCTGCATTATTTTTCAATACAACAATATCTTCAATTTCATAATGCCACCATTGAATATTGCAAGTTGCGCTACCACCCCTCAATCCATTCTGTTGCCAAGCTTTTACGCTGCTTTCATAGATTTTTAAAAATGGAATTAAACCAGTATGTACAACTTCGCCATTCTTAATAGAAGACCCAATAGCCCTAATTTTACTTACATCAATTCCAATTCCACATCTATTAGCGGTAGCCATACTGACCGCAGTAGCACTAGCTGTAATACTATCTTTTGTATCGTCTACCCCAATCAAGCAGCAACTAGCGTAATTTCTGCTAGATGTTCTAACTCCTGCCATTACTGGTGTTGGAAGATTTATTTTATGTTTACTGATAGCATCATAAAATTTTCTAACATAAGAAAGTCTTGTTTCTAATGGATATTTCGCAAAAGCATAAGCTGAAATTAAAATATAAGCAAATTGGGGAGTTTCATAAATTTCGCCAGTGGTTCTATTCTTGATTAAATATTTATCACAAAGCTGTTTGATTCCAGCATAAGTAAAAATAAAATCTCTATCGTGATCAATAAATTCTCCAATTTTATTTATCTCATCTTCTGAGTAATGACTTAAAATAGTTGAGTCGTAAACTTTATTTTTAATGTTTTGATTCAAAAATTCTGATAATCTTGGAGCATGTTTACCTTTCCAAACATCTTTTCTGAGTTGGTAATTGAGTAGTCTTGCTGCAACGTATTGATAGTTTGGCTTTTCAATTGAAATTAAATTTGCTGCGCTTTCAATTAAAAGATTATGAATCTCTTTAGTATTTATTCCGTCATGAATATTAATCTTAGCATTAATTTCAATATCAGTTAAACTAACTCCATTATAACCATCAATTGCCCAGTTAATTACTTTGTTTATTTTTTCTATATTAAACTTTTCAGTCGAACCATTTCTTTTTTTAACATTTGTATTTTTATTCATAATGTAACTAGTGCAAAAACTATATTACATTATTTTTTAAAATAAAGAAAGAAAATTTTAAAAAGTTATAAACAATTTACTCCAAATGGCTTTTAGGGTGTACTCGACCTTTTCTTTTTTTACTCCAACTATCATAATATTTCTTTTTAACTGGGTCTTGTCCGTAAATTTTTTTTCTTTTTTCAGAAAGTTCCGCGCTCCTATCCCAAAGGTCGCCAAGTTTTCCTTTTTGATTCTTTGTATATTCAGAAAATTGTTTGTCAGTTGCTTCGGCTTTTAAGGTTCCATGAGTATTAACTTCTGGAACAGTAAATACTCTTCTCCATTCTATTCCTTTTTCGTCTATATAAACATGTTGATCATGGATTGATTGTACTACATCTAGTGTCTCTTCTGTATCTGGATGTATATAGGTATATATAGGCATTATCTTAAATGAGCAGTAATATTTTCTAGCAATTTCTGTGATGTAAATTCTTCTTGAAGTTTTAGTCCTTCTTTATTTAATTTATTATTTTCTACTTTTTTAACTGCTAGTTCGCAAGCGTTTATAAAATCTTCTTCATTAAAATCATAGATATTACCTTGATTATATGGTGCACCTTTATTAAAAAACATCCCGTCATAAGATTCAATTTTTGAATTTGGTTTAACTAGTATAGAATTTTTATCATTAGCCCAAGATTTATATCCATGAGCGTCCATTATTACTGCATGTTTACCCATCGCTACAGAATGAAATTCTGGTAATCCCCATCCTTCTGCTCCACTCATTCCTAATACAATATTGGCGCTATTCAAGAAATCATTATAAATTTTATTTTGCCCCATGAATGGCAAGAAATTGATATTAAAATAAGTTTTACCTTCCAGAGCTTGGGATACAAGATTATTTTGATCCTCTGGCTTCATAAATGGATTAAAAATACAGCATTGTAGTGCATATTTTTTATTATTACCAAATTTTTTAGCCCAAAGTTTAATTAATTTAAGATGATGCTTTCTTTTTTCAAGCTTACCAACTAAATTAAAAACAATTCTATCATCAAGAAAATATGATTTATCTATTCTATTAAAATTATATTTATCAAATGCTAATGGTATATACTCAACGTTACTGCATCCGAGATTTTTAAATATTTCTACTGTTTCTTTCGATGAGAAAAGTACTTTATGATTATTTTTTACAGTATTTAATTCTACTTTTGTTGGTTGATCTAATTCATAGAAACTGAGCAGAACTTGTTCGTTTGAATAACTTTCGAATGAACCATTTAAATGCCATAATTTAAATAACTTGTTTTTCCTATTATAAGTTTCCAGTGAAGAATTAATTGATTGCTGTAGCCAGTTTCCAAATTCTTGAGTTAAATCTGATTGAGTAGATAAATCAACATTACCAATAGGTAAAACACCTACATTAACCCTGGAGTTATATAACTCTCTAAGAATTAATGTAGATATTTGACCAAAACTTACTGAATTTATTGGTAAGTTAAATGCTAAACTCATAGGATGTCATCTTCATCCTCTTGAATTACTGGTTGAACCTTTTTAACTGGAACAGCTTTAGCTACTGGTGTAGAAGATGTAGTTTTATTTTGATTATCTAGAGGCTTAGATACATATAGTCTGTAATCTGGAGCCTTTTCGTTTGTCTTTTTACTATTAGCAAAAACTACAACATCAATTCTTTGACCATCATGATCATTGATATAACCAGATAGGAATGACATTCCTGTTTTGCTCTTCTTCTTCCAAAGTGCGCCTAGCTCATTTTGGTTCTTGTTTGTATTTTGATTTGTATTATTCATTTTTATATTGTATATCCTTTATTATATTTTGTCAAAAGAATTTTTACTCTCGACTTTAGTTTTTAATAATTTAATAGCCTTATTATGAATATTAATAGCAGTTTGAGTACTTATATTTAATTTTTTAGCTATCTTATTCCAAGACATTTTTTTATTAGAATCATTCAAATATCGCATTTTAAATATTTTTTGTATTCTTTCATCTGAACAAGATTCAATAATATTCATGATATATTCATTAATATTTTTATATTCTTTTTGAACTGGAGTATTCTTTTCTATCAAATAATTTAATTTATCTGTTTCAAGAGTTAAGTAGTGACTATTTTCATTCATACAGTTAAGGCATTGGTATCTTACTTGGTTATATAACCAAGTAGAAAATTTAGATTTTTTATTTTCATCAAATGTTATTGCTGATTTATATACTATATAATCTTTTTGATCTATTACATCTTGAAGATGGACTCCAGATGCAATCATGGGGTTTGAGTATTTTTTATATAAAGAGTTGCAAAGAGCCGAATGCTTTTGAATTAAAGCTTTTAATGCTTCTTCATCATTCTTTTCTTTTATATTCTTTACCAAAGTAATGTCGTCTGTTATTATATTCATATTATTTTTTATTTTGTAAATATTTTTCGTAAACATTTTTTAATTGTTTCTGCATTAATTCATATAAGAAGTTAACATCTTGACAAGTTTCCCAAACTACAGTTACATCAGATACAGCTTTTAACTTATTGTCGTTAGATTTTTCTTCTATATTAGCTGGAGGTATTAAAGAACCATCATCTAGTCTTCTTGAGATATGAATTAAAATACCATTATGAGATTTCAACCAAGAATATTCATCATCTTTATATTCTATATATCTAACATCTGTTACGATTGGAACAATATTAGTAGCAATTAATTTATTTACTTCTGGTTGAATTGTGGAAGTCCAGTATTTTCCATCCGTTTGAATTCTTCTGCATTTACCATAAGCAACCATAAGTGGTCGTACTATTTCTTTGTTCTCTGGTGTGCAATTTAATAAGTCTATTTTGAATTTATCTTTAGTAAAGTCATGTAGTTCATTTTTTAATGCATCAGCAAAAGCTAATCTTTGAGATTTAATTCCCTTTTCTTCTAGATATCTTTTTAAGATAGAATAAAAAGTATCTTTTCCAGATCGAGCTACTCCAGTTAATCCAATCATTTGTTATTCTCCATAAGATATATCTCCAGTTCCGTCATATTTTGGATAATCTTGTCCAGTGCGAATTTGTTGAGTTCGGACTTGAGTTTGTATGTTTTCTTTTAAAGCTTTAGTATCTACATTGGGGTCAATATTCTTTGCCTCAAATGGTTGGGCGAATATTGTACCACGAGACTGATTAGTAGATTTGTAATCAGTTTTATATGTTCTATACATTTTATTATTAACTATATAATACTCTGGAAATGGTTTAGAAAATATAGTTCCATGAGATTGATTAGTTCCGTTCCCACCGCCAGTTTTATATGTTTGATATACTTCTATTCCTCTAGCAGTTTTAACATAATTATATTCTTGAAATGGTTTATTGAAAATTGTTCCATGAGACTCATTTGTTCCACCACCTCTTGTTTTATAGGTTTCGTATACCACTCCCGATTGTGCTATTGCAAGATTAGCTATAAATGATAATAGTATTATATATTTCATATTTTAATTAATTCTATATTGTAAAACTTAAATATTTCTTTAGCTGTAGAATCCTTCTCATATTCTTCTGAGTATACCACACTTTTAACTCCATATGCAACAATATTAGTAGCACAATTTGAGCAAGGCAATAAAGTAGAAGCTAGTAAATGTGGTTGATCTCCTCTTTTAACCAAAGATAAAGCGTTAATTTCTGCATGAATCATATATTTTCTTCTATTATCTCTATCACTAAAGAAATCTTCGTTAATATTAAATTTAGACAATAAACCATTATATCCAACGGATAATACTCTGCCATCTTTATTTAAAATACATACTCCAACTTTTTTATATGGATCTTCTGATCTACTTGACCATATTTTAGCTGTTTCAATTGCAACTTGTATAAATGATATTCTATTATTCATTTTAAAAATAATGCCATTTTAAAGCTATTGCAATTCCTATTATAATGCATATAAATGTTTGTAGCATAAGATCATATCTTAAATGTTTTTTAATTTAAAGTCAATTATTTTCTTGATTGTTTGCAAAGAATGGTTTAGTATAAATAAATGCAAAAACAAGAATTTAAAGAAGCCTTAAGTTACGATGATATTTCGTTACTCCCAAATTTTTCAGATATCACTTCCAGAAAAGAAGTAGATACAACTACTAAAATTTCAAGAAATTGCAATATCAAAATTCCAATTATTCTTTCTCCGATGGATACTGTATCATCAGTTAAATCTTGCATTAAAATGAATAAACTTGGAGCAGCTGGAGTATTGCATAGATTTATGTCTGTTGATGATCAAAGATCTAAAGCTAAAATTATTAAAGATGAAAGTGATTTTTGTATTACTGCTATTGGTCTAAAGGATGCAGAAGAAAGAATTAGAGCTACTAGTACTTTTACTAATGTTTATTTTTTAGATACAGCAAATGGTTTGGCTAAAAATGTAGAAGATTTTCTTAGATGGTATAAGACAGCTGGATTTTCTCAAGATGTTATTGTTGGAAATACTTTAACTAAAGAAAGTGTTTATAGACTTGCTAATCTTAAAGCAGATGGATTTAGACATTTAATTGGTCCAGGTTCGATGTGTTTAACTCAAGTGAAAACTGGAATTGGATGTCCAAGTTTAACTGGAAACTATTATGCTTGGAAAGCTGTAAGAAACTGGGAGCTTTCTCAAGTTGATTTATTTAAACAAGATAAACCAAATCCATCTCATAGACCTAGTATTCTTGCTGATGGTGGTATACGATATCCAAAAGATTTAGTTAAAGCTATTGCTAGTGGATGTGATGCTGTTATTTGTGGAAGAATTTTCGCTGGACTATCTGATGTTGTTGATGATGAGAATATCATTGAAATTGATGGTAAAAGATTTGCCAAATATAGAGGAATGGCTAGTCAAGATGTTGTTGAAGATTACGATTTATATGATGGAACTAAAAAGAATTTATTCGTAGAAGGAGATAATACTTTAATTCCAATTATTGAGAACAAATCTATTGAAGATATTGTTTATGATTTCACTAATGGTTTAAGAAGCTCTATGAGTTATCTTGGGTTCAGAAATCTACAAGATATGCGAGGGGGGTTATGGAATAATACAATACAAGCAGTTAGAAATAGTCCAAATAGCATGTACGAGGGATTTGCTCATGGAAAATAATTGATTTATTCTAATAAATACATTATAATATAAAAATGAATAAAGAAAATATAGATAAATTAACTTCAATTGAATACGCTAGAGCAACTGAATTTAGCCCAATAGTTAGAATATATCCAAAAATACCAAGAAATTCTATTTGTCCTAGTACTGGTAAAAAATTTAAAAATTGTTGTGGTCAATTAAATCAAGATTTCTGTGAAAAAGCTAGAGATTCTCTAAAAGATTTCTTAATTAAGGCGGCAAATGAAAAAGCAAATAATAAAAAAACAGAAACAGAAACAAAAAAAGACTAATAAGTATTACGCTGTGATTAGTAAATCAGATAATTTTCTTCATGGAGTTTTTCATAATTCTCCAGAGGGTTTGACTAAAGCTAAAAATTATGTGCGTCAAATAGATAGTACAAATAAAAATTTTAAAATAATAAAACGTTAAGCTTTAAAATTTATTGTTTCTATAACGTAACAAATATCTGTATTTTTATAATGAGTGTCTCCAGTAGGAATTGCATCATCACTTGTAAGTGGTTGTCCTAAGAAATAGTTATGGTCTTCGGTTGTTCTCCATATGTTTGATACATCACATGAAATTGATGTCTCTTTAATTGATATGTAATCTTCGTCTACTTCTCCGCCATTACATGGATTTATACCATTTGTTAAAAGAACATAAAAATAAATTTTTATAACAAAAGATTCTATTCTATCAAAAACATCTTTAGCAACTTGAATATAAAAGTATTTATTTTGATACTGTATTCTGTATGGGTATTGCCAACCATCATAAATATCGTAATATTTATAATGATCCATTTCTTCGTCAGTTAATAATGAATTTATATGTGTAAGAGGACCACTTATGATACCGTTATAATCCGTATCACCATATCTAGGTCCACCATATCCTCCGCATAAAGGCTTTCCTTTTAATTCAGATTCCATATTTATAGCAGACGCAATTGTTGCAAAATATAATGATTTTTCATATACATCATATTCATTTTCAACACTTGAAATATTAGAAGCGTTACATGAATATGATGAATTAAAAGAGGAAGTATAACTACCTGGTATATCGCGGCCATAGCGATCTGTGCATCCAGCTGCGGCACTTCTTGAAACAATAGCATTCTCTTTATAACTAATTGTTACATTAGTTTCATCAGTTGTTGTTGATGTTTTTACGTTTGGACCACTACAAACAGCAGGATAACTAAACTTGGCAAATTCATCTGATAAAATTTTAGTTGTTTTTACTGGTTCGCAGTATCTGTCTTCTTCTGGAATATCTTGATAACTATTTTCTTGAGAAGTATTACTTTTTTTAACTTTCTCACCTACTCTTTTGTACGGATTAACATCCCAAAAACCAAGACATGGTCCACTAGTTTTTGGTACTTCTCTATAAGATATTGATCCACTATTGCTGCTGTTACTACTAGGATTACCAATACTAGAAACTGCGTAAGGACCAGTACAATCATTACCAACGCAACTTCCACCTCCAGGAAAACCTCCAGATTGACTTTGATCATTTTCTTCCCATGAATAACTCTTTTCTATGTATACTGCTCCATCTGATTCTTGTACGGCACTATATATGGTCTTTGCTTCAAGAGTTGCATTATAATTTGAATTACCATTACTTATCATTGGTCTTCTTCCTCCTTGTGGACAACCTCCACATCCATTAAAAGATGATCTATTTTCTTGATATTGAGATTCACTTTGTATTTTACTATTATAAGTTGTATATCGTTTTCTAACATTTTCTGGTGTTGATTTATATGCAGCAAAACCCATATAAAAACCATTTGCAAGTATATCAGAATTTATAAATCCTATTTCTATTCCTGGATCATAACACGCTGTACATTCTTGACAACTGCTCATAAGAAATTTTACACTAAAATTTAAGCTTTAAAATTCATTGTTTCTACAACATAACAAACATTTGTCTCTTTATAATGAGTCTCTCCAGAAGGCATTGTATCATCACTTGTAAGTGCTTCTCCTAAGAAATAGTAATGGTCTCCAGTTGTTTTCCATGCACTTCCTTTGCTACATGAAATGGTCGTTTCTTTAACTGATACGTAATCCTCACCCTCTTCTCCACCATTACATGGATTTATATCAGTTAAAAGAACATAAAAATATAGTTTAATATCAAATGATTCTACTCTATCAAAAACATCTTTAGCGACTTGAACATAAGGTTTATTGTTCTGATATTGTATTCTGCATGGATATACCCAACCATCATAAATATCATAATATTTATAATGTTCTGTTTCTTCATCAGTTAATAATGAATTTACATGAGTAAGAACGCTACCAATAACACCAAAATCGCAATCGTTACCATATCTAGGTCCACCATATCCATTACATAAATGCTGTCCACCTAATTCAGATTGCATGTTTATGGCAGATGCATTTTTTGCAAGAGTTAATGATTTTTCATATACATCATATTGATTTTCAAGACTATAAGAGATAGAAGCACTACATGTATAAGAATCGCTACAACTTTGTGTCTTAGAAGAAGTATTAGTATTATAACTAATTGTAACACTAGTTTCATTTGTATTCGTGTTACTCTTTGTGTTTGGACCACTACAAATTGATGGAGAACTAAAACTAGCTTTTTCATCTGTTAAGGTTTGATTAGTAGTATATCCATCGCAATATTTACCTTCGTCTGGAATATCTTGATAACTATTTTCTTGAGAAGTATTACTTTTGCTAACATTTAAACCTTTTTGTTCATATGGCCAGTAACTACTACA